ACTGCAATATTACGAACTATACATGAAAAAAGAAACTTTGATAAAGAACTGAATAAGTATTGTATAGAAACGGCAAAAGTTACGCGTGATTATGCAAATGATTGGTTGGGAAAACATGAATATCAGTTAAAAGACCTTACCGACAAGAAAATTTCTAACTTTGCCAGCTTCGGTATAAAAAAAATGTTAAAGGCTCTTAAATATGGACAAGATTAAAACGCATACAATTTTATGCAATTATCCCGACTATAACTGCAAAGGAGATGAATTAAAGCTTAATTTATGGGGCAGCGAAAAACAAAACGTTAACCCTAAAATTGAAGTTTTAAAAGATTTTTTTAGTGGTAAAATTCCCGCCCGTTTTATTGATTTCATTGAAATAGCAACATATCTATATTGCGCAGACCAAATGGTTAAACGTTGTGAGAAATTAGCTGACCCACATAGCTTACGCTGGAGGAGGAAGTTTAATTTTATTATTGCTATCAGAGATACAAAATTTTGGAACCAGAAGGATGTTATTGATACTCTAATTCGAACATTTAGATTTATTTCAGACGATCAGTTTGATTTTTCTTTTAAAGAGCTGACAGAAAAACCACCTGAGCAATTATATTTCGATTATTCAAATGGAAGTTCTGATAAAAATAAACCACAAGAAGTAATGTTATTTTCGGGAGGGTTAGACTCTCTTGGTGGAGCAATCCAAGAACTTATTTCTGAAGGAAAGCATATCGTTTTAGTCAGGCATAAGTCAAGCAATAATTACGCAAAAAGATATCAACGTCTTGAAACTGCACTATTGAAAAAATGCAAAAGTAATCCACCTACATTTATTAATGTCCTGATTAACAAAGATAAAAGTCTGACCAAAGAATATACGCAACGAAGCAGGTCTTTTCTCTATTTCGCTTTGGGCTCTACTATTGCTCATATGCTAGGCTTGGATCGGGTACGCTTTTATGAAAATGGTCCAGTTAGTATTAATTTGCCAGCATGTCAGCAAGTTCTTGGAGGCAGAGCAACACGTACTACTCATCCTCGAGTCTTAAATGATTTTCAGAGATTAATTAGTTTGATTGCCGAAAGAAAAATCAAAGTTGAAAATCCATTTATATTAAAAACAAAAACAGAAGTTATTAAATCGATTGTTGATAACGGCTGTGAAGATTTAATAAAATCATCAAACAGTTGTGCACACTCCTGGCAACAGTCAAATGCAGTTGGTCACTGTGGTGTATGTTCTCAGTGTATTGACCGAAGATTTGCTTTAATCGCAGGAGGATATGAGCATTTTGAGTAAGATAATGCGTATAAGGTTGACATTTTGCAAGAAAGCCTATCTACTGCAGAATTTTTCGATGATGACGATAAAATAATGCTAACTTCTTATGTTGAAAGAGGGTTAAAAATCCATGATATGGAGCAAAATGTTTTTGAGAAGACTTTCCCGGAATTAAATCGGGCCATTATGTATATGAAAAATGACGAACGAACAGCAGCAGCAAATATTTTTAGATTATACAAGCGACATGCAGCCGATGTGAACAAAGTTGTAGACATAATTTTAGATAGATATAAGGAACAAATTAAAAAAGGTTCATTGCCAGCGGACTCTATCCCTAGAATAATAGCGGACAATGCCTTTTATGCCATAGAAAAATCAAAAGATATTCCAATAATCGAAAAGAAACAAACAGGCAGTTCAGTAATATGGTTTGTCAACGGAGAGCCCAAAACAATAAAATACACATCAAGAGCTGCTCCATATAAAATACTTGATATATTATGCGAACAATACAAGTATAAGGCCGGAAAAACTCCTCATTCAGTGTTTCAGCGTAAACTAGGGTGGGATGATGATAAATATTTTGGTAATGGAATAGATGATCCTGGGTCTATGGTAAAAAGACTGAGCGAATTGAGAAATGAGCTTGGTATTGAATTTGATAATAATCGTGACGAAGGCATTGAAATAATAGGTCTTGTCAAGTCCTAAGATCTGTCCTAACTCAAAAAATATTAACTTTTAAAACTGCATATTCTCGTAGTAGAATATGCAGTTTTTTTTATTTCACGTGACTATTTCTCCTGTCCTAAAACCTGTCCTGATACGACTTTCACCTTAAAACATGCATTATAATTACGCAAAATTACAATCACGAGGTGATTATGAAAAAAAGTGAACTATCAAATGAAGAGCAGAAGCTTGTGGAGCTTATGCAGTCGATCCAATTTGGCCGAGTTAGAAATCTTTTAGTCAACGATGGAAATATTGCTTTTACTCCCGAAACTGAACGTGTTGATGATTTTAAGCTGGGAGTAAAAGGAAATACAGAAAAATCTTCATTCCAAAGTGACTTTGAGTTGAAAAGAAACGTTGTTGAGTTCTTTCAAAAAGTGGAGAAAATCAAGAATGGTTTTATCGAAGTTATAGAAATCAAGCATGGTCTTCCCGATATTTCCAGAATAAGGAGAATCATTGCTTAAAGCCGGGGTAAGCTCCCAAAATAACAATATAATCCGGTAACTAGTCGATTAACCCGACCGCAAAGCGGAGGTAGTTGAGAGTGCCGCCAGAAATGGCGTATTTCAAACTATCTCCGCTTTTTGGTGTGCATTCTCGAACCTCCCTTGGTCAAGTATGGAGGTTCAAAATGAACACCAATTCTTCAATCGTTGCAACCAGCAATCAAACATCAAACTCCACACGCAAAGGACATAATGGCAATACATATTTTTGTTTTGACCACAAACTACGGGATATAATTCACTGCAAGGCTAGAAAGTTAGTTGGTCATTATGGCTTTACGGAATGTGATATAGCTGACATTGAGCAAGAACTCGCAATAGAGATAATCAACTCACATGAGAGGTATGATAAATTAAAATCAAAACTTGAAACATTTATTAATCAGGTTTGTGAAAACAGAATTAAAGACATTGTCAGAGAAAGAACTGCTAAATGTCGGGACGTAATGCAAACAGAGTCGCTGTTTTCAGAACTTAAGTCGGAGGAAGATGATATCTGCTTAATAGATGCTATTCCCGCCCCGTACGAAGGATATCCTGGGATACACATGGACATTGAAGCTTTTATGCACAGCCTCAGCAAGCAGGAAAAAGAGTTGCTGAAATTGCTCCAGCAAATGTCCCAATCTGACATAGCAAAAGTTAAAGGATCTTCACTAACAACAGTCAATTACCATGTATCCCAACTACGCGCAAAAATAAAACGGCAAGTTTTTTTCAAATTTCTGTAGACTCTTTCGTATTTCACGACTGCAAAATCGTATATAAGAGAAACGCAATAGAACAAATTAAAAGGAAAAAAAATGAACAACAACAACTTCATCACACATGAACCAGCGGACATGTACCATGACCGCAGCCGCAGCGGAGAATCTATGTCCAGCCACCTGCTGGCTGACTTCCGGAAGTCTCCGGCTCTCTACCGCAAGAAAATTCTCGGCGGAATTGCCGAAACAGAAAGCCCGGCATTCACTATCGGCCGGGCAACCCATGCCATCATTCTTGAAGGCAGGACGGCATTCGACCGCGACTACCTCGTTGCCGATGGTCCGATTAATCCCAAAACTGGCACCCCATTCGGTAAAACCAGTAAGGCTTATGCCAATTGGCTGACGTCGCAGGAACGCGAGGTTATTTCCGGCAAGGATTATGGTCTGATGATAAAGCTCCAGACTTCCGTGTGGCTGCATCCGGCGTCCGCCGAGTTTCTCGTCGAGGGCATTGCCGAAGGCGTCGTCCGTACTGAACACTGCGGCGTTCCGTGTCAAATCCGCATGGACTGGTTTTCGCCGCGATATGGGTTAATAGACCTCAAGACCTGCAACGAATTGCACTGGTTCGAAGCCGACGCCCGGCGGTTTGGCTATGTTCTACAACTGGCATTTTATCGTGCCATAATCCGTGAAGCAACGGGTAAAAACGTCCCCGTCCATATCATTGCGGCTGAAAAGAACGAACCATATGCCGCTGGCGTGTGGAAACTGACCGAAGAAGTCCTGGACGCGGCAGAAACCATCAACGGTGCCGCTCTCGAACGCTACAAAGCATGCTGTTCCAACGGTGCATGGCCTACTGGTTACGAAGATATCCGCATAATCGACAACGTATAAACCAAAGGAGAAAAACACAATGAGTATGCTTGCAAGCATCCAATCCGGCAAAGAATCCAAACCACCGCGCTTAATGATCTATGGTTCTGAGGGCGTGGGCAAATCAACCCTTGGTGCCAATGCTCCCAAACCCGTATTTATTCAAACTGAGGACGGTCTTGGCGAAATAGATTGTCATAAGTTCCCGCTGGCAAAAGCCTTGTCTGAGGTTGCTGAATCGTTAACCGCTTTACGGGATGAAAAACACGATTTCCAGAGCGTTGTTATTGATTCCGTAGACTGGCTCGAGCGCCTTATCTTCGATGAAGTCTGTCGCGAATATGGCGTACGCTCCATTGAAAAAGCCGATGGCGGGTATGCTCGTGGATACACTCATGCGCTCTCGCATTGGCGCAAAGTTCTATCGTTGCTTGAGGCCCTGCGTGATCAGCGAAATATGATTATAATTCTGCTTGCGCACTCCAAAGTCGAACGTTTTGAAGACCCTGAAAACGTTGCCTATGATCGATATACTCCACGGCTTCATAAGCATGCCAATGCCCTGGTTTCAGAATGGGTTGATGCAGTACTTTTTGCTACCAAAAAGTTTCGGGTGCAAAAAGAATCCAGCGGCTTTAATGCCGAACGCGGCATCGCTGCTCCCATCGGCGCTGATGGCGGTGAACGTATCCTGCGTACGGTTGGAAGCCCAGCATGCATTGCTAAAAATCGCTTTAGTTTGCCTTCAGAACTGCCGTTATCCTGGCAAGCGTTCATTGAAGCCTATCAGACAGCTGACAACAAAGGTGGGCAATGATGGGCAAATGTGGAAAAATAACCGAAATATACAGTCGTGTGTGCGGGTATTTTCGTCCAGTGGCAAACTGGAATCGCGGTAAAAAAGAGGAGTTCAAAGAACGCAAACCATTCAAACTGAAAGGCCATCATGAAAACGAAAATCATAACAATAGAACATCAAGTTAACTGTGATATCTGCGATCAGCCGATACACGTTGGAGAGAAATGCAGAATAGTAACCGACAGAATTACTGGTAAAGCATTCTTTGAACATTTGTGCTGTCCTGGTGCAAGTGCGGTCAACGCAAACCGCGTTCCGTTTTTCCCAACGCTGGTTATAGCATACATAATGGCATAAAAACAACAACAAATAATCCAAACAGGAGATTTTTACTATGGCTACTCTCAATTTCAACGCGAATGAAGTCGAACCAAGCAAAGGCATTGACCCAATCCCAGCCGGAAAATACAACGCTGTTATCACTGAATCAGAAATGAAACCGACTAAAAGCGGCAACGGTCAGTATCTTGAACTGATGTTTGAGGTCATTGATGGCGATTATAAAGGACGTAAAGTCTGGGCTCGGCTTAACCTTGACAATCCCAATGCGCAAGCGGTACAAATTGCCAGGAGTGATCTGTCGGCAATTTGCCGTGCGGTGAATGTAATTCAGCCGCAGGACTCTGTTGAACTTCACAACCTGCCACTGGTCATTACTGTTAGATGCCGCAAAAATAAGGAAACAG